TGATCTGCGTAATTTGGGATTGATCAAAACGAGCGTTAACGGTCACAGTTGTGGTGCCGCGCTTACCTGGAACAACAACGGCAATCGAATTGAGCGCGCTTGTCATTTCAATTTGCGGCCGATCCTCGACGTTCATATTGAAACCAGTAATCAGAAAGTTGATTACGGTTCCACCAGTTTTTGCCGGGGTAAAGGTGCCTTGGAGGCGTGCGCCGGTTGCTTCAACGCTCATGCGAAGAACTCCATTTCAGTGATGTGAATGTACATGCCTTGGCGGGCAGAATCGTAGGCTGGCTCGTACTCTCGGTTAACACCCACAACACGCTGGGGACCGCATCCAGTTTGTGCGGCCTGAGCCTCGGCAACAATGGCTTCGCCAAGTGTCTCGGCTTCTTCGATTGTTCGAGACAATGCCATAGCAGTCCAACGGACGAGCCTAGGGCCGGCGTTCTCATTTATCGAAGATGGGAAAGCGTCTCCACTGAAAGAAAACACCACGGCAGGGAATCCTGCGTCATGGTTTCTGACGTACGGAGATATTTCAACGCCGCTGAGTGCCGAAATTCCGTCAAGGAAATTAAAGCACGTTGTAGGAATGCTGCTCATGTGACACTTTTCCGGAACTTAACCAGGCCCATCTTGGTGCCGGCTGTTGCATTCTGGACGGCTAAAGCCAAGCCTTTTTCCAAGACACCCAACGCCATTCGCTGCCTGTCTCTAAAAGCTGCTCGTTTGATGTTGTCGGCACGGTTGAATCTCCGCGTTCGATAATGAAACGACCCAAACTCAATCAAATGCGAAAGCGTCGAAGGGTTTCCCTTGCCGCCGTTCTGATACCGAACCATCGAACGATGCCAGAAATCCGTCTGCCGGCTTTTTTTCGTCTGGAACTTGATCGAGGCTTTCCGCCCTGCCCACACACGAAAGCGTTCCCGGGCCGAATACGTCTTGCCCTTCTTTGTCGTGTATCCGCGCAGTGCGCTCTTGCTTGAACCCCAGGCGTACGCAAACGACTTGAACATAGCTCTGCCGTGGTCATCGACAACGCCGGCGGCAACCTTCGACGCCTTCCTTGCTTCCGTTTTATGCATGCCGCCCTTTCGGATCATCTCTTGGAGATCCTTTTGGATGCGTTCTGACATGGCAATGGAAACCACACTGTCGTTCACAAATCTACCTCGTAGGCATAAATGATGAGTTCATGGTTGATTTCTCGGACGTTTTCGATGCGTTCGATCTGTAACTCACGGCCCCGATACGTCAGCACGCACCCGTAGCCAATTCCACTGTCGTAACGCATGTTGATCTTGAAGAACCTTCGCCCTTCAGTCTGTTGCATGCCTTCATCGTCAACACGACCCTTGATGCTTCTGACTTGCGCCCACCGGGTAAACGCAGTGCCTGCGCCGCCAATGAAGTCGTCTTGCCCAGAAGTCCCTGAAGCAGGCGACTTGCAGTTGACCGTGATTCGTTGGCGAGCAGGGCCAGAATTCAAAGCATGCCGTCCCGATAACTTTCCAAGATCGACCGATACGCAATTGGGAGCTTGGTCAGGTTGATGTTCTGCTGGATCTGTTCGCGGTTCTCGTACCAGGATGCGCCAATCCCGTAGATGCACAGTTTCAAATCATCAGGGAACGGTGCGATTGGCGTGACTGAGTAGGACCACCGATAGATCGAGTTCCGCTCGACGTAGTGCCTGGGTCGGAGGATCGCGTAGACCCAACCGTGTCCAGAGATCAAAGCCATCTTGCTTGTGATGTCGGTGGTCACATCGCTTTCAAGATTGATCTGGTTGACCATTCCCAGTGCAGTTGGGTACGCGACTTCTGCACGGAACGGAGGCATGGCGTAGCCGCATTCCTGGACCACGTCGGCCGTCCGAGTCATCACCCCGGTCCAACGCTCTACAGCACGGACGGCAGCGTCGAGCGACCGGGCAACCGCCGGGTCGTCGTCTGTGATCTCAAGCCGCAAGTGGTCCCGGAATTCCGAAACTTGGAACGGGTGAGCGGCCAGGTTGGAAATGGTGTGCGACATTGAAACCCCGAAAACCCCCCCCTGCCCGAAGGCAGGGGAGGGCCGAGAGAGGAAAGATCAGGTGACCCACTTGATTTGGCCGGCAGCGAACGGTCGCAGCCATCGACCATCGGATCGCATCCGAGTCAGGTATCGAGTTTCGCCAATCGCCGAATCGGTGAACGGGTCGATCTGCTGGCTGAAGCCAACACGGTCGAAGATTCCGTAGTCTTCGGTGTGGACCAGCACGGCCGCAACATTGTCCGCAACCTTGCCAGGAAGGTTGTTGCTGACTGAGACCGGAAGACCAAGAATGGTTCCGATCGAGTTGTTGGACCCAACCGTCGAAGTAAGCAACGGCTGATAAAGAGGACGACCGTTACCGTCGGAAACAGACGCGATCGCAGCAAACGTGTCTTGGCCCATGATCCACTTGAGGCCACCCCAGTATTGAGCGGGGATCTCTTCGTAGCGAAGTTGAGCCATCGCCGTCGTGATGGCGGTTCCAGCGGCCGCACCGTTGCCGTCAACGGCTGCAATGCTCAGGGTTTCTTCAAAGATGCCGGCGTGCGGCGCGTCTGCGGCAGTAGTGGTGCCAGCCCCATTTCCTGCGGCTACGTCGTAGTCGAGCGCCCACTTCGTGGGAGTCAGGAACACGGGTTCCGGCCCAAGATCCTCGCCCACACCAACCGCGTACTGGTTGTCGAAATACAGGCCATGCTCTTCTGCGTGCTGCAAGAGCATTTCCTGAACAGCGTTTCCACGCGCATCCCGGAGAAATTCTTCGGTGACGTTCGAGCGGGCTGCGCTCTTAAAGTTGCGCACGCGAATTCGCTCGAAGGAACCAATCTTCTCGGTGTACGCACCCGACTCAGGCACGAACGCATCGCCCGTCATCGTGATACGCGCGTTCACACGTTGCAGCTCCACATCGTTGCTGTACGTTCGCACACCAAAGTTCTGGCGAAGCACCGCGAGTTCGGGGAGCTTCCGGATCATCTGCGCGAGCAGATCGACCGGAATGCTGGCACCCGCGACTGGCCCGTTGGCATCCGTTGCAGTGAACGTCGAGGCAGATCCGTCTGAGCCAAGACCAAGCGGGTTAACTCGGTAGTCAGGGTCGCCGCCAAGGATTCTCACATTGTTGCCGTTGATGTCGAACCGATAGGCTCGATCTTCCCGCGGAGCGGCACCGGAAGATGCAGTGAAACCGAAACTCGGCTTCTTGACTGCGGCCTCGGCCTTGTTCCTGGCTTCGGTTGCACGAATCTGCGTGTCGATCTCGGCCAGGCGTGCTTCGCCCTTTTCGAGAAGTTCGATGGACTCAACATCGTCGATGCTGTCGTTTCTGAGCAAGACTTCGTTCATCTTGCCCGCCAGGTCGTCCCGCTGCTCGCGGAGACTCCGAATGTCGTCACTCATTATGAGGACTCCTTAAGCGTGCCACGCGCGCTGGCGTATGCGCCACGCGAGACCACACTGATTTCATGAAGCATCGCTGCCCGAACCGTTCGGACAGAAGGCGCTCCACGGTTGTGTCGCCAGGAATCATCCTGGCAAACAAATCCAACGCTCACTGAACCATCGAGGTCTCCTCTTTCAAGGGCTTCAATGATGTCAGTGCGATTTTCGGGAAGGTCAATCTCGAACCGCAAACCTTCGGGTGCGTTTGAGACTCGCATGGTGCCAGCACCGATTCGTGCCAACGGCACCGTCTGCGGGTCGTGCTGGACCAACGCCACGACGTTGTCGTCCCACTTCATGGCATCCGGGTCCATCCGCTCTTTGTAGGGGCGGGGGCGGTCTCGGAGTGTCACTGAGAGACTGTTGTAAGGCACAGCGATACCTTCAATCGTCCGACTGTTCGGGCGAACTGTCGCTTGCATCATCCGATGCTCCAGCATTCGCGGCCTCCTGGTTCTGTTGTACGGGGAGCATGTTCGGGCCAATCAGGACTTCATCGCCGCCGTCAATGGGGGCGTAACCCATCATCGCTCGGCCTTCGTTTCGAGTCATGATGCCGGTCTGAATAGCAGTTTGGATGGCGTTGACTTGTTCACTGAACGTGCCACGGATCAGCGGTGCGGTGTCGAAGTTGACTCGGTATCGCTTGCCGCCGGACTCGTAGGGAAGCAGCTTCATCGTCATTTCGGCCGCGAAGTTTGCCAAGTACGAACCAAGGCATGTGTCGATGTAGGCTCGAGACATCTCCGCCGTCTGTTCTTGCGTTGAGTTCTCGAGGTTGTAGAGGTACTGAGGAGGAACCCCGTACATCTGCGAAACCTGGTTGATCGAGAACCGGCGAGCAGCAATCCAATCCTGGTCGGTCAACGACTGACCAACCTGTTTTACGTCACTTTCGTTCTGCACAACGATCGGACGGAGCATGCCTTCCGGACCAGAATGGGTATGCCGGAATGCGTCCTGCATGGCCCTAACTGCTGATCCACCAACGGTTTCCTTCGTTGTGATCGCAATCTTGCCTAGCCCCGGCATTTGGAACGCACTAAGGCCAGCGTGTTCTTGTCGGAATCCAAGCTCGACCGCTCGCCTAGCCAGGATGACGGGGCTTTCACCCCATAGCATTCTTTGGAACGCCGGCATGCGGAAATGCAAGATGTCCGCTGGTGCAATTTCGCCGTACTCGCTTGATCGGTAGTACCAACCACCCCGTTGCGTGTCAGGCAACAGCTGCACATCCCAAGGGCGAACAGGGATGAGTTCGCTTACCTCGCCGTTCACGCGAGAGATCACCGAGAACGAGTTCCCGTAGATCAATGCGGAACTGGTCATCCATCGCCGCCACTCGTTTGACGTGAAGTACGAATTGGTGCGATCGTTCAAGATCACATCAAGATCGGGGTAATCCGAGCAGTCTTCCCAGCGTTCGTCTTCGGTGTATTCCTTGGTCTTGATAGGGAGCCTGGCGATATCGCCGGCAACCAGGTTCACCGCACGCTGTAGCGGGCAGGAACCTAGAGCCTGGTAGGGATCTCCCGCAAGATCCCCAGACGTGACAGGCCGTTCCCAATTGAACCAGTTGTCCGGAAGAACACCAGTCGAACCACCAAATTTGGTGTGTCGGAAACGCCGGCGAATTTCTGTGACCAGGTTATTCAGCATGCGATGTCCTTGAGGTCAGCGTAGGCCCCCGGTCGCTCGGCACCTTCCCGAATCAGCACGGCACAAAGCATTACGCAGGCCACTATCGGGTCGATGATATTGGTGGATTTCTGTTTGCAAGGTCGGCGGTCTCCGTTAACGCTTTCCTGCAACTGCACACCGGCTAACGCATACTCCACAATTGTATCATCTTCAAGGGCAAGATTTTCATTTCTCAGAAAAGATTCCAATTGATAGGTTCCCGGACCCATGCTGACAATCGTTTGC